CTAACGCTGCACGCATCACGGTGGCACTCAGTGCAGAAGCTAACACGAACTCGACGAACGTCGTGATTCAGTTGAGCGAAAGCGATGACACTGTCGTGACGAACTTTGCAACGTTCAACGCATCGTTTAACCGGACGGTGGACAACACCGCAGCCACGGTTGCCACAAACGTTCTGGATCTGGAAGGCCGCAAGCGATACATCCGTTTGGCCGTTACTCCAGACACAACCACAAACGGCGCTGTGATCAGCAGTGCGGTTGCGTGCTTGTATAAGAACGTCATTTCCAGTTCGACGACGATGCTTGGTCCTGATGTTGTTGTTGGCTAGTTTCTTGTTTAGGGTGAGGGGTGAGAAATGGGAACTGGTAAAAACGCGCTCGTATCTGCCGTGATGACTTGCGGCAGATATGAGGCAGTGTTTGCTCGAAGCACGATCGAGGCTGCACTGCGAGAGGTTGGTATCGGACTGATGTATAGCCAAGGTGTTTTCTACGGTCAGTGCATGCAACGCATGTTCCAGAACGTAATTGATATCGGAGCGGACATCGTTCTAACGATTGACGGCGATTCGATTTTCAAAGCCGAACATGTTACGCGGCTGCTGAACATCATCGTCAATGATGACAAGATCGATGCTCTTGCATCACTGCAACTGCGACGAGGCAAGGCTGACGTTCTCGGGTTTCACGAGTCACAGACAAGCATCGTCTGGACTGGTGACCCGGTACAGGTGACATCAGCACATTTTGGATTGACTGCATTGCGAGTCGACAAAATCAAGCAGTGCAAAAAGCCTTGGTTCTACTCACAACCGGACGAAAACGGCGAATGGGAAAAGAACCGAATCGATGACGATATCTGGTTTTGGAAGCAGTGGAAAGAGGCAGGCAACAGTCTCTACCTGGATGCTGGCTGTCGCATCGGACATCTTGAAGAAATGGTTGCCACGTTCAGTGAAGACCTCACTCCCATGCATGTCTATCCAGGAGACTGGGAATGAGACTGCGTTTTCTGCGGATGTGGAAATCGTTTAAGGCTGGACAGGAAACAGAGTCGCTGCCGGACGGTGTGGCAACAACGTTGATTCGGGTGAGAACTGCTGTATTAGTCGAGGAGCCATATCATGTCACTGCAACAGTCAGCCAAGGAAATGGAACTGAGCAGGCCCACAGTAGTGACAGGCCCGACAGCGGAACCGATCACACTGGCGGAAGCAAAGCGGCAGCTGTTTCTGGCGGAAACGGACACAAGCCAGGACGCCGAGCTTATCAGCAGAATTCAGGCCGCTCGTGAGCAGTGGGAACACGACACGGATAGCGTTCTGCTGACACAGACGCTATCCGTGACGGCTGAGTGTTTTGGTGGACGTGAGATTGAACTGGACAGCAGGCCTGTCTCGTCAATCACGCATATCAAATACTACGACGAGAACGACACGCTGCAGACGTTTTCCTCATCGAAGTACAGTTTCGATCCGGGGGAACGCGAGATTGAACTGAAGTGGAATGAGGTGTGGCCGATTACTGCGATTCGCTGGGATGCTGTCACGGTGACGTACGTCGCAGGCAACGCAAGTATTGCCGCAGTACCGGCCATCGCAAAGCAGGCAATGTTGTTGTTGATTGCCTACTACCACTACAGCAACCGTGGTGATAACGACCGTCCGAATGATCAGCGTGCGTACGAAAACCTCGTCCGTCGCTATATGCGGAGCTCGTACCCATGAGAGGATACAGACCGCAGCGTTTTCATTTGGGTGAAATGCGTGCCCGGATTACGGTGAAGACGGAAACCACAACGCAGGATTCCGCTGGTCAGCCCGTTGTCACGCTCGCCACATGGTTGACCAATGAACCAGCCAAGTGGGAACCGATCAGCGGAACCGAAGGTAACAGAGGCCGTCAGGTAGAGGCAGGAATTGCAGCGGTGTTTACAGTGCATTATCGGTCAGGGTACACGCCGAAACAGGTTGTGACCTGTGCCGGGCAGACATACGGCATAGTGTACGTCAATGCGGTTGACGGGATGAATGCCTACCGGGAACTGCATTGCAAGGCGGTGGTGCTGTAATGGCTGCAAACGTCGGAATTGGACTACAAATGCTGAACGGTGACCAGTTGATAAAGCAACTCGAGGCACTGGCAATTCAGGTCCGTGAAAAGGTCGGTCAGGACGCACTCAATGCAGGCATGAAGCCGGTGCAAGCCGCAGTGATTGCGAACACGCCAGAAAGCAGTGCGACTGGATCACGGAAAAAGCAGTCCAACAAAACACGGCAGAAATGGTCAGTGTCGAAGAAACTGAAATCAACAATCACGTCAGTTGTCAGAACTCGCAAACGTGCCGGCATTACGGCTGGTATGACTGGCATCGTCGGTCCGTCTTACAGCGGAGGCGGTGGGCACGGAAACTTGTTCTCAAAGGACCATAAGCGAAAAGTGCTCTGGGGCCGTGACGGTGGAGCGATACGCAGCGTCAATCAGTTCATCAAACGTTCTGCTGATCAGTCACGCAGTCAGGCTGAGGCGGCTGTAGTGCAGGCAGTGAAATCGGGAATCGACGCAGCAGCGAGGGCCACTACGAATGGCTGACCTTGGGACAGCAGTGAGAGGTTTTCTTGTCGCGAATGCCGGGGTACTCGCCCTGACAGGTCAGCGAATCTATCCCGACGTGCTTCCACAAGGTTACACAGTCGCTACGGGCGGCGCATTGACGTACACAATTATCGACACGATTCACGATCACCTGCTGAACGGGTTGTCTGGAATCGCAAGAAGCAGAATGGAGTTCGCAGCAGTCGCGGCAACTCGTGCGGGAGCGAATGCAATCGCGGAAGCCGTGCGAGCGTCGGGACTGGCTGGAACATTGGGTCTGGTGGGTGGCGTGCGAATTGAGTCTGTCATGCTGGACAGTGGCGTTCAGACGCTCGACGAGCGACCGACTGACGGATCACAGGAGCACAGGTACATAACGGTTTTCGATTATCTCATTGCCTTCCAGGAGACAGTATAAATGGCATCAGGAACACGGTTCGCAACTGGTAACTCTGCAACGCTTACGCTGGCCGGAGTGCTCACGACCGGAGTCACTACCGCATGGGTGGGGAACATTGTGTCCATCAATCCCGGCGAATGGACGATCGGAGAGCGTGACGTGTCGCTTCTGCTTGACACTGGTTTTCTGCGTGTGGACCCGCATGACTTGGCTGTTCCGAACGAAGTCAGCGGCGTGGCTCGCTTCTCTGCAGCTGTCGGTGTTCCGACGATAGGGTCCGGAGTTGCGACGGCAACCATCACGTTGCCTCAAGCGTCTACTGCGACCTCTGGCGTGACTCGTGGCACCATCGCTGGCAAAGCATTCTTCAGCCGTGTGTCGTTTCCGCAGATGGCGAACAACGAAACGATGGACAGCGAATTCACGCTGAAAATGACCGGCGAAACTTTGGCATTTACAAAGGAAACGTAAGTTGAAAATCACGCTGAATGATCACGTGGGTGAGTCAATCACGGGTGAAGTCGTAGACCACAATCAATGGGTTGTGATGTGCGACGATATCCACATCGGTTATCTGCAGAAAACGGAAGGTGCATGGCTGCAGTGCATCGTTTTCATGGATGAGACGACAAAGGCAGAACTGATTGAAGCGGTCAGCAAGGCGGCAGAGTTGAAAATCGGCGGCGCTGCGTTGCCAGTAAACCCAGCGTATTTACCACAGGACGATGACGAGGGTGAGGACGACGTAGAATGACACTGACACGAGCAACGCTCGGGAAACTGACTAAACGAGCGACAAAAGATATCGATATCGACGGGAATCCGGTACGCATTCAGCGACCGACTCCGCTCGAGTATTCTCAATATCAGATGTCTTTGGTGGACAAAGATGGCAAATGGAACGCGACAAACCTGAACGACGCGATTCTGTTGCTCGTGTCCCGCATGTGGATTGATGACGAAGGCGAAAGGCTGTTCAAAGACACCGAGACAAAACAACTGGGGTCGATCGATCTCGGTTTTTATCAGAAGTTGTCAGAGGAATGTCAGCAGTACGCCAGGACAGGTGAGGCAGCGAAAACCCTGGGGGAGTCCGAAGCAACCACAAACTCAGATTTGCTTGTCGAGTCTGCTTAGAACTCGGCATCGACGATCCGGAGGCGTGGTTGGATTCGATCCCCGAACGATTACTTGAACTGTGGTG